TTAAGTTCTGGTGATGTTGTAAAAGGAGGTTGTTCCATTATCTCACCCCATTAGTTACATATTCTATATCCAAACCACTTAAAGTAAATGGTAATAAACCAGTTGACTTAATGCGCCATGACAGTAGCTTTCCAGTCGTTCTAATATCTACTTTACGCATTGTTTTAGGATCAAATAACACTTCTGGCTTCCATCTTACTGCGCCACCTACAAAATCTTGTGATCCAAGTTGAATACTAACTGATTCGTTGGATGTTAAGTGTGGGTATACACTTTGTGTTGTTGTTACCACTTCCTGCCCTTCTAAGGCAAAACTAAGCCTTTCTAGCAACGTATTTTGAACAGTAGTGTTATCGTCTAGCTCTAGTGAAACTATTGCGCTATTGACGTTATTTGTACTTACAATCGTTTTAGAGAATACTGATGTTTGATCGTACGTCCAAACTCTTGATGATGTGTCCCAAGTGTCAGATATATTGCTCCACAATAAAGGCACAGCAAGACTCACACCAAATGCTAAACCTGTTGTAGTGTTTGGTATGTTGCGAATTGATGTAGTGCCGTCAACATAATTAAATATGAAGGCAATGTTAGGCAATGTATTGCCTACCTCTGGAACACAAAACCAAATCTCTTTAGTAATCGGATTGGTTAAGGCAAACGAGTTGGCATAATAAGTAGAATCTATATTAGTGGTTAGGCGTATTTTTAACTGTTTATTTAATATAGACCGTATAGAGTTACCGTCATTCGATAAAATATCGCCATCAGATAAGAAATAATGAACGCCATTTGCTTCTGCTAGGCAGTTCTTAGCTAATAACCCATGATTTGCAGACAATACCTGCCGTTGCCATACAAATTCACCGCCAACATAATTTAATATATTGATGCCTCGCTCTGAATAAAGAACAAAAGCATCACGCAAGGTCTTTCCATCAATCAATGCGCCCATATCGCCACCAATAGATGCCTTTCCAGCTATAGATGCTAAGTCTGTTTCGTCCCAAGTGTACGGCAAGCCATTTACATCAGCAGGATGACTCCATCGGTAAGTTGATGGCAAAATAGTTCCAGTTTCTGAAAGGTTTAAGGCAAACAAGAAGTCTTTATGAGAACGTATAATATCAGCACTATAGCCCATTGCTTGCCAAGTGCTACCAACTTTAAAGTTAAGTGGTTGAAGTATCTGTGCAGTTTGTTGTGGCGACCAATATTCTGGATAATGTTGTTTGTTATTAAATATTGGTATGCTTCCAAGCAAACAACTATGCCAAAATAATTCACCGTTTGTACTAATGCCTGGATAACCTGTAGCAGATGTAATATTTGTCCATGAGGATCCGCTATATGCCCATGCTGATGATTGCCCTATTAGCACATAAAAACTACCACTAGCACCCAATATTGGCTGAATTACACCTGCTTTAAAGTTAGATGGTGGAGTGGCTAGTGTCTTAGACATGTTAAAGCCAACGATTTTATTATTTAATAACCTAAAGTTTGTGCCATAGGTAAATACTTCTGGTGGTAAGTCACAAGGTTCTAAATCAAAATTAACATTTTGCATACCCAAATTATTAATTTTTAATAATGTCATAACAGTTTACCTTGAGTAGCTAATAATAATTGCTGGCTTGTTTGGTTAGCAGAAGTCATTTCGTTTCTAAAAGACTCAACGGCGGCACTAGTAGAGCGTTGTTGCATAGAGTTTTCTATCATTAACATTGGTAACCAACTCATAGCACAACCGTGTTCATCAACAGTTTCGCCTGTATTAGGATTAGTTCCAGCTAACTTTGTGTACCATGCACAACGATGGATTGCATTGTCTTTTATCTCTTCACACTTTGCACCTAATGGGCATGTTAATACTGTTTTAATTTCCATTAATTTTTAGAACAAATAATCATATCAATATAACGAGGCGCCCAATTAGCAGAGCTAGCATTGGTTGAAATTGTTCCAGATGGTGTGCCTGCTGATGCTGCCTGTATATTTGCATATCCAGTTGTAGTTCCTGCAGCTAGATTGTTTTGTCCAGACCCACCTGGCGCCCAATATCCACCACCACCAGTAGTCAGAGCATTCACTTTATGACTATGACCCAAATCTGCATGACTATGCGTTGCCATCACAGAGCCAGTAAATGTATGGGTATGTGATGGTACTGTACTATTAAATGTAGGGTTATCAGTACCACCAACACCACCTCCTGTGCCGTTTGAAACTCTAAGCATACGGTTATTAGCATTATCAGTAATATCCTGAGTCCACCCTGTAGGAGCTGCGGCTTGTGCAAATGGTATCCTTGTACCAGATGCAAAGCCTATATTGGTAAACCCATGTAAGGCATTTATCTCTGCCTCAGTTGCTGTAATCGGTATAGCAAAACCTGATCCAGCAGCACCAGGAAATTGTGCTTTTAATATAGATTTAATCAATCTTAAATGGTCATCACCTTGGTTTACAGGATCAGAGCTAGTAGGATTTGATGTAATAAGACTTGATATTGTACTGCCTGTTTCTAAACCCATAATAATTACCCTGGGAAAGTAGTTAAAGAAGTGCCTGACCAAGTAGACTTGGAATCATTGTTTGTTATTTCACTTAATGCTTGATTAAATCTAGCGTCCCACATAGTGGCTGAGTTTGCATCTTTTATGAAGCTATTAATCTCAACTAATAATCCAAAAATATAAGCATCTGGATTGGAGTCAGAAAGCCAGTTGGTTGTTATGCTAGTTGATAATGGTGGCAATGTTTGAAAGTAATTAATCTCTAGTGAATGAGTATTATCATAAAAAGGTTGTACTTGAATATCTCCAGAAATAACGGTATAGCATGGAAATTGTGTTTCACCATTGTTAATAATGTTCGCCATCTGTTCTGGATTGACTTGCAACAAAGTTACTCTACTTTTTGAGTTATTATTATCAATAACCTTAATAGATCGCATAACAGAATAGTTGATTGGCAATGAATAATATTCAGTTGTGCTGCTCATTGGTGTTGTAGCTCTGCATGACATATCAAGCGTCATAAGAAGCCTATTAATGCGAGCCTCAGTAACACGCATAAATAGATCAATGCGAGATGTTACCTCTGTATCTTGCCTATCAGCATAACCAAGCGTTAAACTTACAATTTCTGCATAATTCATTTTTTAATTCCAAGTTGCAGTTGGTGGTGTTTGTTTTGTCCATACTGATGAAGTATTATCGTCCTGACAAGTCCATACATCAACAAAATCCTCTCCCATTTCCCAGTTACCAATAAATATCTTTCTTCTTGATGTAAAGCCTACATAACCATATTCACCGTTAATGGCATATACTTTATAAGTTTTAAGTAAACTTGCATTATTGCCTGTGCAACTATAAACACCATTTAATGCAGTTAATGTTTGAGAAAATACAGCGTTATTACCTGTATAAGTATAAACACCATTAAGTGCAATTAGATTTCTATTAACAAGCAAATCTGATGTTAATCCTATGTATGTATAGGATTTATTTTGTGTTACTAAATCAAGTCCAGCAAAAGGTAATTCTGAAAAAGCAATCGTCCTATTTACTGCGCTGGCTGCTGTTAAGTTTCTATTAACAAGTAAACTTGCATTATTGCCTGTATAGTTATAAACGCCATTTAATGCAGTTATGCTTCTATTATTAAGAATATTAGCGTCTAATCCTGCGTATAAATAATTTCCATACGATGTTGTATTATGCTCAAAATCAGAAAATGAAGATTGCGCAAAAGCGGTTAGCCCAAACATTATTTAGTTATCCCACAATTATTATCCACCACAAACTTTTGACATATTTTAGCATACTCTGCTACTTGGTCTGCTCTGTAGGCTTCAGACTTGAGAAATTCCGTAAGTTCGTTTGAAAGTTCGTATCTATTTTCATCTGATTCAATAACGACTTGGGAACTATTACTTTTTGTTGTGGCGCAACTACTACTTTTCCTACCGCTGTCGTACATCCGCACAGACTTAAAAGAATCACGTTGACTATTGAGTGCATTGATCGCTGATACATTGGCATCCTCCAAATCTTTGTTAAGTTTTAAAGCTTCATCATGAGCTTTGGTAGCCTTCTCAGTCAGCGTCGCAAGCTGTAGTTCTGCTTCTCTATTTTGTGCAGCAATGCTGTCAGACATGTGCTGGATCTCAGCTTTATCAATCATATGTGAAAAAGTAAACCCAAACCCTCCAGATAAAACTGCTATGGCAATAACTATATATCCCATCAGTCTTTCAACAGTACACCTAGACCACCAGCAACTCCACCAGCAAGTAATAATAACTGGTCTACAGGCTTACCTAGGAAAACAAATACACTTCCTATTACAGCAGTTGCAACCCATATGATACCTCGTTTAGTAGAAGCTTCAGACCATTCTATTTTCATATTACTCAGCAACCTCTTCTTTAGGTAATACCTCAACTTGAGGCACAGCTTGTGCTTTTATCTTCTCTACAATTTCAGCTACTTGAGCATAAGGTGCTTGACCCAGTGCTTGTAGGATAAGGTTAATTTCTTGTACTGTTAAATTTAAGTTTATCATTTTAGTCCTAATAATTCTTTAAGTTCATCCACTGAAAGACCTGCATTTGCTAGTTTTTCTTGAGGTGTTGGTTCTGGTAATGGATCAGGTGCAACTGGTGGGTTAGGATCAGTGAATGTGTTGTTAGCATATATCCAACCTATTTGACCTTCATCTGAAGCTAAAGCAATGACATCTTCTAAACCTTCAGGGCAGCCAGTTTGCGCTGATTCATACTCAATAACATTGACCACAACATTGTCTTTTAAGATAACGTGACGTATTAGATTAAACATAATATTCCTCCACTATAATTACACCTGAGCCACCAGCACCGCCAGCCTGCGCGTTTCCCCCTGCACCGGCTGCACCGGCTGTACCTCCAGCCCCTATAGCATACGAATAGGTAGCAGAAGGAGAAGCTATTAAGGACATTAAATACCCAGCCCCTCCACCACCATTGCCACCATAAAGAGTAGTAGCCGTAGCATTACCAGCAGCTCCACCACCACCCCCAGCGCCTGTATTGCCGGAGGCCGCTCTTCCACTGGTAACATAAGCCCCACCAGCCCCACCACTACCGAATGGTGTGCCTCCTCCTGCTGAACCTATGCCATTACTAGCAGTACCTCCAGTTGTAGTTATGCTACCATCGCCAGCCGCCCCACCAACTATCCCATACCCTGAGCCAACACCTAAAGTAAACGATCCACCACCACCACCAGTACCATAAGGTGCAGCCGGTGCGTTTCCGCCATTTGCAGTATTAGCTCCAAAAGTAGTATTACCTCCAGCCCCTCCGATACCCCAACTACCAGTACCACCACCACCGCCACCACCTCCACCACCAACCATCGTGACCTTAATAGCTTTACAGTTAGTCGGTAGAGTGTATGTGCCTGAGCCTGATGTGAATACTTGGACTGTGTGTGCTACACCACTTGTAGTTGTTAAGACGTTTCCTGTTACCGCTGGCAAAGTTAAGACCGTACTCCCTGCTACCGCTGGTGCTTGTAATGTTACAGTTCCTGATGTACTACCTTGCAGAGCTATATTACCTGCTACTTGTAACTTTTGAGTTGGTGAAGCAGTCCCAATCCCCACGTTGCCTGAAGCATCTTTATAGATTTGACCTGAGCCTATGTTTAGTATGTCAGTAGAGCCTGTAAGAGTTCCTGCATAAGTTGGCGATGTCAATGTTGGATTTGTTGCAAATACGGCTTTACCAGTCCCTGTTTCATCGCTTATTGCAAGTGCTAGTTGAGCAGAAGTAAAAGACCCTAAAGATGTTGCATTGCCTGAAGAAGTAACTGCGCCTGTAAGATTGGCGTTAGTAGTAACATTACCAGCGGTTAATCCAGAAGCAGTACCTGTAATATTAGTGCCTACAAATGCAGCAGGAGTTCCTAAACCTATAGCATTACCAGAAGCATCAAGCCAAACGCCTTTCTCAGCAGGATAAGTGACAAATACATCTTTAATCCCAGCAGTAAATACAACTAATGCTCCACCATTTGATGATGCCAATACCGTTGTTCTAGCAAGTGTATTTCCAGAGGTTGAATAAGTGCCAATACCAACTTCCCAGTTAGAGCCAAACTGATCTGAAATACAATAATAAGTAGTATTGCCATTGCCAACAACAGAAAAAGGTTGAAACCCAATGCTAGAGCCTAATAAAGTAGCTGTTCCTGTGCCTACAACAATAGTTGTTTCTTTAACACGATCTTTTAATGCAAGAGCCATTATAATTCCTTAAGTTATTTGAAACACGCCATTGACCGAATCAAGTACGGTCTGCACTGTTTCAGAAGCTGAAATAAGTTGGCTTGAGCCATAATCCCAAAAACCTATTGGAATATTCAGTGTTGAATTATAGAGAATCGCATAGCGATAAGTAAATCCTGCGCCTGTTGCTGTCCAAATAGCTGGACTTGCAAGCACAAGTTTAAATATTCCACCAGACTGAGATGATGATGTTGTAGCACAAGTATTACCACCAGCTGTATAGCCTCCAGCAGTAACTAAATCTGTTGTTCCAGCTACAAATGTTGTATCAGAAATGTTGATAGTATTTGCTAATGCTACCTTCCAAACATCTGTTCCTGCATTTGTTCCTTCTACCAGTGACTCAACTCCAGCAGTGTATTTTGTGTAAACCGATATAGCCATTATAATTCCTTACATCAATAATAAGTCAGCTTCTAATTGCCTTCTTTTAACTAAACCATTAAGAATAGTTCCATTACTCTTATTCCATTTCTTGATCTCTGTTGATGCAGAAACCCAGTTACCTTTATCAACCCTTAGTTTTAATGTTGATTTATTGTAATTCGTTATGCCTAAATTATAAACAAAATCCGCTATTGCAGCTTGTTTCTCCATGTTAGCAGTTGATAGTATTGGTGAAGACTTAATCGCTTCATTAAAAGCCTGTAATGCGGTTTTAATTATATCTTCATCAGCTTGTTGCTGTGTCCATGTCATTCCTTCTTTAACGCCTTTAGTTTGTCCATAACCAATAGTCCATATTCCTGCTGGGCATTTATAAGATTTTAATTTGCAACCTTCTGAATCTTTTATTAATTTTATTAATATTTCTAATGCACTCATTAATTCTTGCTCGTTAAATATACAATAAAAGCAAAAATAGCTGAAACACTAAATACTACGCCACCAAAAAATCCTTTATTATTATGAGTAGTTTTTTGAAGTTCATCTAATATTAAAAATATTCTATCAGATCGTCTACGTGATTCCTCACGGTCATGATGTATGTCATTAAGCAATGCTTCTATTTGCTGTTCTACTTTGGCAACTCTACAATTAATGTCAGGCATATAAGCAATCATGAAGTTAATGTAATATTAACGATAGTACCAGGTGATACATTAGTGTATGCAGCTACACTTTGAGCTGTTACTAATCCTGTTGTTAATGTAACTGTTCCTAGTTCCAAACTAGCAGATACCAAAGCATTGGTAGCTTGAGCTAATGTCATGCCAATTAATGTTGGTGTAACTATTTGAGGCTTTCCCAATCCTTTTAAGCTTAATCTTCCTTCATCTGGATTTTTACTTCCTATCCATACGTTTCTTGCAAAATCAAGGAACTTAGCCATCAGTGCTTACCTTGAACTAGGCACATCTTCCCTTCTGTTGACTTTAGAAATCTGTTCATCTCTTGACCTGCAATTTGGCTGTCTGGACTGTTAAGATCGTATCCATCTCTTAATGCTTTCTCAAACATAATGAATGGTATAGATGCTACCATACGACCAAAAGATTCTCCACTTTGTTTACCTAAATCATGTAAAGCACCTTGATTCTTTCTTAACTCAGCATTACGTTCAAGGATAATCTTTTCAGTAGGCTGTGTTGTAACATGAGTAACTGTATTGCTTTGAGCATCATAGTGCATGTCACTTTTAATTACACTATCCATTGCTTACACCTTTTGTACAAATTCTGATAATGCTTCTGCTTCTGCTAAAGATACTTCACCTTCAGCGTTTGGTGCAATAACACCACTTTCAAAACTAATTGGATCAGTCCAAATGTTTTTAATTTTAATTGTTTTTGGTTTTACTTCTTTTTCTTTTGTTGTAGCCATGTTTATTCCTCAGATAAAAGAAAGCCCACCTGTTACAGTGGGCTATCAATATTAAGCAGTTACAGCAGATGCAATGGTAATATCACCAATGATTGCGTGTGACTTCTCAGTGTTGCATATCAATGTCCAATCAACAGACATTTGACGGTTTTCTGCAAGACCAGTTTTAGCCAATTCTTCAGTTCTGTAGCCTTTTAAATAAGACATAGCCAAGTATGAAGGATCAAGGATAAATACGTCAGCAGATACGCCAGAAGAAGCATAAACACCAGTTGTAGAACCAGCTGTGCCAGTGTAAGGAATTTGCAAACGGTTTGGAACTAATTTCAAAGTACCAAAGTCAGTTACAAATACATTCACAGCACCCATTGCAGTTGCAGCAGAAGCTGATTTTCCTTGATCTGACATCAATGTTGCTACACGAGCAGAAGAAGTAAATAAATACTCGCTGAATCTACGAATAACACCAGGTACTGACATCATGATAGTTGGATCGCCACCTTGTGAGTAAACAGATTGAACTGCATCACGCACAAGAGTTTCAGTCAACGCTCTAGCAGTACCATAAGTACGCTTTAGAGTTACACCTGAAGATTGGAAGCCACCGATTGCGCCAGTTGCACCAGCTGAGAAGTTGGTAGTCAACCAAGATGGTAAACCACCAGCGTTACCAGCAGCAGAGCCAGTATCAGCAAAAGATGCTTGGTTAGTTAAAGCAATAGCTTCAACGTCACGACGCAACTCTTGTTGTCTACGCATCATTTGATAAGACAACTCTTTAGTACGACCAATCACATCAGAAGAATCTGCTCTGAAAGATGTACGAACAACTTTAGTAGAAATTTGGTGATGATTACCAACTCTTAAGCCAGTAACAGTGTTGTTACCTGAAGCATCTGAGCCGTCAATAACAGCGTTAGTTAAGTTTGGTGCAGCAAGTGCATCAGTTGTCCACTCTTTGTATGGATTGCCTGAAGTTTCAGTGCCAATCGCATCAGTAAATGGTAATGGGATTTTAGAAATATCCCAGATTTGGTTCATTACATCTTCACGGATTAAACCGCCACGAACAACACCTTTAAGTGTTGCTGCATCTAAGTTAGCTGTACTCATTTCGATACCCTTTTAAAAAATTAATTATATAATCCACCGAGCAACTCTGCTACGGCATCAGTTTCAGCGTTACGTTTTTGATAACCATTAGAAGATTTTGCAATCTTTGTTAGTTTATCAAGTTTAGTAACTGATTTGGTTGTTTTTCCTGAGCTTTTTTGATACTTAGGTAAATTAACATCAAGTTTAGTTTTAACATTCTTTATACTTGAACGATATTTCATGGCATCTTTTACCACTTCTAACATTCTAGCATCTTGTATTCCACCAAACTCTTCTGGCGTAAAACCATAAGCATCTGCTACAAAATCAGTCATATCTGTTAAAGCTTTTTTGAATACTTCAGGCTTTGCCCATGAAGGATTTTTCTCTAAGACCTTATCAGCCTGACTTTTAATATACTCTTGTTGAATAGCCTGTTGTTCTGCGGTCATTTGTTGACCAATGCCCTGCATTTCATTATTTACTGCACTTGAAATTTGTTCTATTTCACTATTGCGTAAATTGAAATCTTGAACCATTGCAGCGTATTCGCCAGGATTATCAACTCTAAGTCTATTCCAATCAACATCCTTATAACTCCCCATTAAGGTATCTTTAAGATGCTGTGTCAGTTTATTAACTGTTTCTATCTTGCTTACATACTCATTAGCAACAGCGTTCTTAATATTGTCAAAATCTCGCCTATCATCAGCAAGTTGTTTTGACTTATTAGTATTGCTCTTATTGCTTTGGTATCCAGCAATCAAGTCTTTAACTCCAACTGTACTTACTTTTCCATCAACCTTTACATTGATCCCAGCTAAGTTACCTTCTTCATCAAGGACTACATTTTTTTCATCAATGCCAAGGGTATTTGCCCAAGTGACATCTTCATCAGACTCAGTTTCTTCAACATCATCTGTTTCCTCATTATCTGCATCTTCCATCTCTTGGGTAGAATCGTCTGGTTGGGTATCATCCTCCTCTGATTCTTCAATTTCTGGCTTCTTAACAGATTCTTTTTCTGGTTCACCTGATAACAGGTTAGCAATTTGATCCACCATATTTACGCTTCCAGCTTCACTCGAAAGTTCAGCCGTTGAAGTAGTAGCTTGGTCTGACATTTTTAATTTCCTTTTTGTAGTTGAGCTAATCGCCCAGTTTCTATATCTGAAGTTATATCATTTTCAATAATTTGTAATGCCTTTTGTTGAGCCTTTATTAATTTTAAACTTTCTATATCATCTGTAAACAAAAACTGCCTATATAAATCTGCATTTTTCTTAATAATATAATCAGCCAAGTAATTTGAGTAAGCTCTGTTTGCTCTATTACCTAACTCTATCTCATCTTCAACCGTCATACATATTGTTCCTGTTCTGCTCATAATTAACATCTTGA